ACACCCCTGACTCGTGCGAGCGCGACCATTACGAACGCATAGCCCGCTTCCATGAGGTGACCGCATGACCTGCGACGAAAAGATCATGGAGTATGCGCGCATGCTAGACGCTGTGCGCACCCGGTTCCCCGACACATTCCGCCACATCGTCGGCCTCATGAGGTCGCTTCTCCAGTAGTCCTTTTCGGTCCGGCCTCTGGCCCGCCCGCACCACTCACCCCACTCGCCCGCCCGACATGGCCCGGCGTTCCGACGCACAGGAGCGTTTTGCTATGTCCATCCAGTCTCTGCGCGAAGAGCGCACGGCTAAGGCGCGGGAGTACCGCAACATCCTCGACCAAAACCCCGGCAAGCTGCCCGACGATATCAAGACCAAGCTGGATGCTCTCGCTGCCGACATCACCGACTTGGATGAGGCCATCGCACGCCACGAAAAGGCCGTCGCCCTGGCAGCCGATGCATGCATCATCACCGACGTCACTGATGCGGCGGCACGCAAGGCCAAAGACACTGCCAATCCCGCTGCCGCGATTTACGCCAAATGGCTTCGAGGCGGAGACAGGGCCCTTTCCGAGGATGACTTCCGTGTGCTCAACACCATGAGCACCACCACCGATTCCGAGGGCGGGTACACTGTCCCGCGCGAAACGGCCACCTCGATCATTGAAGCCTTGAAGGCCTTCGGCGGCATGCGGGACGTGGCCACCATCATCACCACGGCATCCGGAGCGCCGCTGAACTACCCGACCAGCGACGGCACCAGTGAAGAAGGCGAGATCGTCGATCAGAACGCAGCGGCAAGCGATGCGGATGCCAGCTTCGGCACCGTAGGCCTGCCCGTGTACAAGTTCTCGTCGAAGACCATCGCCGTCCCCATCGAACTCCTGCAAGACAGCGGCGTCGACATCGAAGCGTTCATCCGCAGCCGCATTGCCACTCGTGTTGCACGCATCCAGAACCGCATGTTCACCCTCGGCACCGGCACGGGACAGCCCTCTGGCATCTTGAAGGACATCTCGGCCGGCAAGGTCGGGGCCACCGGACAGGCTGCCACGGTGACCTACGATGACCTCGTGGACCTTGAGCACAGTGTTGACCCGGCATACCGGGCCTTGGGCGCTCGCTGGATGTTCCACGACCTCACCCTGAAGGCCGTCAAGAAGCTGAAAGATGGGGATGGCCGCCCGCTCTGGATGCCTGATGTGGCAGGCTCGGCTCCCGCCACCATCCTCGGCTACGGATACGCCATCAACCAGAACATGGCGGTCATGGCTGCCAACGCCAAGTCCATCCTCTTTGGCCACCTCAAGGCCTACACCATCCGGGATGCCATGTCGGTGGAGATGTACCGATTCACCGACTCCGCCTTCATGAAAAAGGGGCAGATCGGCTTCCTCGCATTCTGCAGGTCTGGCGGCGTCAATACGGACACCAACGCCATCAAGTTCTACCAAAACTCCGCCACCTAACCACCAAGGGGCGGGTTCACCCCGCCCCTGCCACAGGAGATCGCCATGTCGAAGAAAAACGACCCCGCCTCCACTGCACAGCAGCAGGCCCCAGAGGCTTCACAAGAACTGACCAAAGCCCGAGCTCTCATCGACCTGCACGAATTTGGCTATCCTGTGCGGTCAGGACAGTTCTTCGTGGGCCCGGCCAACATCATTGAGGTACTGGCGCGTGATGGAGCTGCGGACACGGAAGCTCGCGAAAAGGACGTATTCGAGGAGGATATCCCTGAGCCCATTTGCATAGGGATGCCTCCAGAGAAGGCCGAGGCCTAGCCCATGATCTCCATCCGCTGCATCAGACCAGCCACAGCAGAGCCAGTCACACTAGAGCACGTCAAAACGCATTGCCGTGTCGATGGCTCGCAAGATGACGCGCTTTTGATGGGACTCATCAGCGCCGCACGCCAGCAAGCCGAAGGCCTCATCGGCCGTGTTGTCTGCGAATCACTGTGGGATGTCGTCGTGGATGGCGGGATTACCGGGCCGTACACATTCCCCTTGTCCCCCTGCACTGAACTCACGGAGGTACGCGTCGAGGGCAACAGGGTCGACACCTCGCGTTACACCTTCACACCTTCAGGGGTTTCCGTGAACGAGAGGCCGATGCTGGCAACCGTGACGCCGGGTTCCGACTTCCCACGGGGGAATGTCTGCATGACGGTCAAGGCTGGTTGGCCGGAAGTCCCCGCTCCCATCACGCAATGGATGCTCGTGCGCATCGGAACCATGTACGAACAGCGTGAAGCCTATGCCGTGGGACATGTCATCGGCGAGATGCCTCGGACATTCGTAGACGCCCTGCTCGACCCTTTCATCATTCCTGGGGGCATCTGATGGGAGCCGGTTCGCTTCGCCATCGGATCACCTTGCAGAGGATGGTTCGCACCCCTGACGGCATGGGTGGCGGTTCCGATTCGTGGGTCGACGTGGACACCCTTTGGGCAGAGGTGCAGCCGTTAACAGGCAAAGCCTACATGGCCGCCAAGCAGGCCCAAAGTGATGTCTCACACCGCGTGCGAATCCGATTCCGGGAAGGAATAACGCCCGACATGCGAATCCAGTTCGGAACAAGGATCTTTCAAATCGATGCAGTGCTGTGCCCCAACGAACGGAGGCAGGACCTGCACCTCATGTGCGTTGAGAGGTCCATCGATGCGTAGGCGCAACTCGTTCATCAGGGCAGAAGTCGATATCAGCCTCCCGGCCAGCATCGACTGGAGGGAATTCAGCGCATACGCCGAAGCCCAGCTTGAGGCCATCGCCGCTGAAGTACGGAACGAGGCCAGAGCATCGTCCGCGTTCGCCGACAAAACGGGAACGCTGCGCAAGTCCATCAAGATCAAGAGAGAGCGAGGTGACGACGGTGAAAGAGTCCTTGTCGTAGCTGCTACGGCACCCCATGCGCATCTCGTCGAGTTTGGGACGCAGGGCCCACGCAAAAGCACCAAACAGGGGCGGATGTTCCTCGATGGAGTCTGGGCTTCCGATGGAGGGCTGATCTTCGCCAAGGAAGTGCGTGCCATGCCGGCTTGCCCGTTCCTGCGTCCGGCCCTTGCCAAGGTCATGGCTCGCCGCATGGCAGGCTTCGCGGCGGGAGGTGGGGCACATGCCGATTTCGGCATGCCCGACGCCTTCGGATGGGAAGGATAGCCATGCAAGCGCTGATGCAGTCCATCTACGCGCGGTTCGCAGCGATGCCGCACACCCCCCTGTGGGCATCCGTACAAGGCAGGCTCTACGACACCGAGGCTCCCGAACGCGCAGCGATGCCCTACATCGTCATGACTCTTGTCAGCGACGTCTCCACACCGTTTGCCGACCGCTGCGAGGTCCAATTCTCCATCGTGAGCAACCGTTCCAGTGCAGAAGAAGCGGAAAGAATCCGCTCTGCTCTGATTGCCCTCTATGACGACTGTGACTTGCCGGGGGTCGGGACCCCTAACAACCTCGGCATGGAGAGAACACACGCGACCCGCGTTCGTGATGGCGGGTTGTGGCTCTACCATATCACCTACGAAATTTGGATCGCCAAACTTTAGGAGGATGCATCATGCCTGCTCCCACCAACATCATCGGCGCCGCACGGCAGCAGACCGTTTTCGCGGTCAAAGAGACAATGCGCGGGGCAATGGCTTTCCCTGCCGCCGCCGCGCCGCTCATCATCCCTGCCGGATACGTCGATTTGAGCCAAAACCCGAGCTTCACCAACTCGGAAGAGGTCAAGAACAGCCGCGACGTTCTGGCACAGTTCCAGGATGCCATGCTCGCTGGCACGTTCTCGATTCCCATTTACGCCCGCCCTGATGGGACCGCAGGCAGTGTCCCCATGGGTGACGTACTGTTTGAGTCGCTCCTTGGGAGCAAGGCTGTCAGCGGAGGATCCGCTGTGGTCTACAGCCCCGCGATGTCCAAACCGTCCTTCTCGCTCTTTGCCAAGCGCGGGCACACGGTGTTCTTCGCACTCGGGGCGGTGGCGGAGACTCTTCGGCTGTCGGCCAAGAACAAGGGAGCGGTTCTTTTCGAAGTGGGCGGGAGCTTCATGCAGATGGGCTGGGCCGGGCGTGATGCAGTCAAGACGACTGCAACCGCCGACGCAACCTCTGTGCAGGTCTACGATGCCAAGAAGTACACCGTGGGTGCTGTGATCTGGAACGCCACCAAAGCCGACAAAGGCGTGAATGGATACACCGTAACGGCAGTGAACACGATCACCAACACCCTGACCCTCTCTACGGGCGTCGGGGCCGGAGGATGGACGCAGGACGACATCATCGAAGGATACCTCCCTGCAGGAACCTCCGTGGGGGCGCCACTCGAATCACGTAAGACCAGCCTCACCATCGGCGGCATCACCAAGAGCATCAAGGAGCTTTCGCTGAGCTACGACGACAAGGTGAAGATGCTGGACGATGAAATCACCACAAACGGCTACCCCACCGATTACGCAGAGAACAATCGAAGCGTGACCGGCAGTCTCTCCAGCTACTTCCGGCAGAATGACATGGCGCAGTTCATGGACGGCATCGCTGGCAGTGAACAGGCAATCTCCCTGATCGTCGGGGACACGGCAGGGAAGAAGCTCCAAATCGATATGCCTCGCTGCAAGCTGCAGGTGCCCAAGGTCAGTGCCAACGCCCCGACTCTTGATGTGTCCATCGACTACACAGCCCTCGGCACCGAAGGTGAAGACTCCATCACCCTGACATGGAAATAGGAGGCTCCATGAAATTCAACCTTTCCAATCTGAACCCCGGTACGACCTTCGACATAGGTGATGGCGCCCGTCTCACCATACGCCTGTGCAACGGCGCGGCCCTCGACGAAATATACAGCGCTACGACCAACAAGCGCGAAGTGTGGAAGCGCGGTGTTCGCTCCGTTGATGTCGAAGTGGACGAAGCTCGCCGGTCCGAATTGATCTGGGACTACTCGATCATGGATTGGGACGGCATCGAAGACGAGCACGGCAAGGCCATCCCCTGTAACGCAGAGAACAAGGCCACACTCATGCGTGAAAGCCTCGTGTTCGCGCGCTTAGTCAACGGCCTGCTGGACAGGCTCATTGAGCAGACCGACGCCGCGGCACAGGCTCTTGAAAAAAACTGATCGACTGGGCGCGGTGGCAACTCACGGGCACTAGCTGTGAGGATTGCACCGAGGCATGGGACGGGGCCCCACCCTGTGCCGAGTGTCCGCGCCCGGAGCTGGCGTTTGAGAATAGGTGTGCGTGGAAGGTCTGGGCCACCCTCCACGAGTTCAACCGGCCCATGCTGTCGGTCGGTATGGGCGGGGTGGTGCCGCAAAAACTACGCGCTACCGACGTGGCGCAGGTCGTTGATGCATACGGCGGCACTCGGGACGACATGGACCGGTGCCTACGCCTTGAGTCTGAAGTGTTTCCCCTGCTCATGGAGCAGTGGAACGACAAGAAAAGCGGTGTCCAGCCGTAAGATCATTGGCAATCGAATAGGGTGTGGGTGGAAACGAAAAGGGCCGGGAGGTTATCCCGGCCCTGTGGGGTGGTGTCAGACTGCGCACCGCAACGCAGCTTCGGACAAAAAGCGCGACCGGTTCATGCCGAGCGCCTTTGCCTTGCGGTCTATGCGCTCAAGCACATACTTTGGAATACTGACATTGATTCGCACAGGAGTCGTATCCGTTCCGGGAGCTTGGACAAGCTGCAGAAAAGACTCCCCTGCCCCAGCGTCATTCCGTTCCGCGTAGGCCTTCGCCTCCTGTAAGGTACTTGGCGTCGGTAAGGGCTTGCGAGCAGCAGCGTACTCGGAAATAGCCTCCGACAGTACATCCTCAGCGTTCTCAAGGCACTCCTGGAAGGTTTCGCCCTGGGTAAGAGCCTCGGGAATATCTGGGAAGTGGACTGCAAAACCGCCCTCTTTGACCGGCGTAAAGGCTGCAAAATAACACAGCATACCATCTCTCCTCTGGGCTAATGGGGAGGGGCGAGCCCCTCCCGCGGTCTAGAGCAACTTCACGCCAGTCTGTTCCGCAATCCTCTTGGCAAGAAAATCTTTGATTTCCTTGTGGCGAGGAACGGTTGCGACAAATCTTCCATCAGGTGTGTAAACCTTGGTGTGTTTGCCACCCTCGTCAAGCACGAGGCCTGCGCGTTGAAGAGCCCTAAGGATGTCTGAACGTTTCATTCAGCCTCCTTACGCGTAGAATATACACACAGAAATACACACGGTCAACAACGCCTCCCCAGACGGCTTGTTCATGAAGGGACTTCGCTTGGAACACGGTGATGCCCCAAACAGAGCCTGACACACCCATTATCCCCCACACCCTACGCGATTGCCTCCAGTTGGAGGCACGATGCGCATTCCCGGAGTATCCGTTGTCATCAGCGGCGACTACTCACAGCTCAAACAAGATCTGAATGCCGCGAAAGTGATTGTCCGCCAGGAAGCTGCGGGTATCGCTGACGCCATGAATAGTGCCATCTCACCGAAGCAGGCTGAAAGCGCACTTGCTGGCTTAACGGATAATCTCTCGAAAGTCGGGCGACGAGCGTCCGCAGTGGGCACCGACTTCTCCAAGCTTGGAGCCGAACTCGGAGCACTGACAAAGATCACTGGCTTGTCCGAGGTCGGGCTCCGCCAACTGCAGCAGCGAGTTCTAGAACAAAAGGCCATCAATGAAGCCGAGCGCGCCTTCTCTTCACTTGGTAAGGCCGCGGGCATGTCCACGATGGAGCTCGCGTCATTCCGCATCAAGAGCGGCGACGTTACAGGTGGTGCTCGAATGCTGGGGAGCGCGGCCATGTCGGCCGTACCCTACGTGGCGGCTATCGGGCTTGCTGCCGGTGCAGCAGCTAAGGCCTGCTTCGATGCCGCAATGCAGGCCGACAGGCTGAACCGTGCCTATACCACCGTCACCGGCAGCAGCGCTGGCGCCCGAGAGCAGCTCCAGTTCATCTACGAAGTAAGCAACAGGCTCGGGCTGCAGTTCCAAACCACTGCCGCTGCCGCCAAATCATTCTTCGCCGCCTCCAAGGGAACAAGTATGGAGGCCGATGCAAGAGGCATCTTTGAAGCTGTCTCACAAGCCGGAGCGGCTTTGGCGCTCTCGCAAGACGACATGAACGGCGTGTTCATCGCGCTGTCGCAGATGATGTCGAAGGGGAAGGTTCAGGCAGAGGAGCTTAGAGGCCAACTCGGCGAACGCTTGCCGGGGGCATTCAACCTTGCGGCACGGGCAATGGGCGTCACCACGGCTGAGCTCGATAAGATGCTGGAACAAGGACAAGTGCTCGCGGACGACCTGCTCCCCAAGCTGGCTAACGTCCTGCGCTCGGAATACGCCGGCGCAGCGTCTGAAAGCGTGGCCGCAGTCAACCGCCTATCCACGGAATGGGAACGCTTCAAGGCCAGTGTCATGGATACCGATGCCGTAGTGCGCGGCATCGAAGCCGTATCAAGCGCCCTAAAGAACGCTACTGACGCGATGGAAGCGAATGCCCAGCGCCGCTCCATCATCGCTGAAATGCAGGCCTTGGGCATCAAGGGCAAAGAGCTGATCGGCGAAGGGCAGTATGGCTACTCACAAGCGCAGATAGATGAATACCTGTGGCGCAAAAACGCTGGCCAGCGCCAACGCGATGGCGCCTTCGCCGACCAGACGCCAGATAGTGTCCGCATAGAGCGCATCACTGGTGCGGCCCGGTCTGCCTATTCCGCGTTCATGAAAGAGTCTGAAGCTGAAAAGATAAAGAAGATCAATAACGAAGCAGAAGAGGCCATCCGCAAACTCTCCGCTGCACGCGATGCAGATCTGGCCAACGCCACGCTTTACAATCAGCAGATCGCGGCTGTCGAAGCCGAGCGAAACGAAAAGCTGAAAAGCATCACGCGGAGCAATGCTTCGGAGCAAAACAAAGTGTCAGACGCCATGCGCGAGGTGCACGAAGAGGTACTCCGCCTATCCGGCGATGACGTTGCTTTAGCCCAAGAGCAATTTGAGCAGCGCTTCGCCAAACTACAACGCACCATTGGCAGCGTGACGCCGGAGATGCGGGTATGGCGCCAAGAGGCTGAAAAGGCGTTCTCGCTGGGCATGACGCCGCAGCAATACCACGGAGCCATCACACGATGGGGGGAGCAAGCGCGCGAACGCTCCGCAGAGCTCTCCGTGTATCGGCAATCGATTGGCGGAAACAGACTGGATGCCGTTGAAATGGAGCGGCTACGGGGGCTCTCCTCAATCGAGAAATGGAAGCAGAGCGACGAGTGGCGAGCGGCCAGCCCGCAGCAGCGCATGGAGGAAGAAGCGAAGGCCAGAGAATTGCTTGAGCTCAAAAGCCAACAGCGCATTGAAGAGATCAATGTTCAATTCCTCGGCAAAGCGGCCTCTACACTCAAAGGGCGCACGGATCTGCAGCAACGAGTCCTGCAACAGGAATTCGCGACATACTCCAAGCATGTTCAGGACAAAGAGCTGCTTGATGCGTGGTACGAAGAGCAGCGTTTACGCCTATCACGCGCTGGATCCGACGGCATCAAGCGCGGCCTTCGAGACTATGCGGATGAGGCCAAGAATGTGGCCAAGAGCATGGAGGCTGCGGTCTCCGGAGCATTCAGATCCATGGAGGACGCCCTGGTCAACTTCGTCACCAAGGGCAAGATGGACTTCTCCAGCTTCGTCGACTCGGTGATCGCAGATCTGGCACGAGCCCAGATCCGCCAGAGCATCACCGGCCCTCTGGCATCCGCATTCGGCGGCTTTGACTTCGGCAAGATCCTCGGATTCGGCAACCACACCGGGGGTATTGCCGGAGCGGAAGCCACCTTTGCCCGTGCCGTGCCTTCTGGACTCTACACCCATGCTCCGCGTTATCATGGTGGTGGTATCGCCAGCGACGAGATCCCCGCAATCCTCAAACGAGGCGAAGGGGTCTTCACCCCTGAACAGATGAAGCGCCTAGCTCCTGTGGAGGCCTCTGGTCCCCGTGACATGGAGGTGCGCATTGTCAACGAAAGCGGCACGCCCATGCAGATTACGTCCACCCACATCGACTTCAACGACACTCGAAGACGCGAAGTAATGACCATCGTGATCGACAGTCTCCGGAACAACTATATGGGCTTCCGCGATGCGGTGGCCACAGGGGGGTAGCCATGGATACCTTTCCGACCATCGCGGCCCCTACAAGCATCGATCGATGTGTAAACGACCCGTACATTGAATCAGAGTTCGAATCCGGCGATGACGCTGCGCGCCCCGTATTCAGTACGCCTCGTGAAGGGGTGATGACGCTTAAATGGCCTCGCCTCCGTATTGCACAATTCGAGAGCCTGCGCTCCTTCTGCGCGTCGCACCGTGCTGTGCGCTTTCTGTGGCTGCACCCCACGACAGCCAAGGCGTATGTCGTACGCCTCAAGCCGAACTCTCCCCGCTGGTCTCAGTCGGGCTCACAGCCCGGCACGTATGCCGTAGACCTACAGCTACAAATCGTCAGAGAGGCTTAGACCATGCCCAGCCTCTCTGAAATCATCGAACGGAACCGCACGCACAGCGAACATCCGTACATCGTTCTGGCGGAACTGGCTTTGCCGGATGGAACAACGATCCGGCTGGCACGTGATCCACGTTCGTGGGCGTGGCCGAACATCGATGCCACCACAGGCACCCTCTCCGCCCCTGCCGACACGATCGCCTACACATTGAGGGAGTACGGCGCGGTGACCGTATCACTCGATGCGGGTATCGACGCTGGCACCATCGAACTACAACGACAAGCTGGCACAACGTGGGAGACCGTGGCCAGCTTCACCAAGCCCGACGCGGTGCAGATTGACGCCCAACCAGCGGCCACCTACCGACTTATCGCGGGAGAGCAGTTCGAAGGGGAAGTGCGGGGCATCATATCAGGCCCCGGCTCACACATCTGGCAGGCCTTCAACTTCGACTTGGGACAATACCGTGAGGGGGAAGGAGCCCGACGCGCAACCCTGCAGCTACGGGTCTCCAACGCAAACGGCATCGCTCTCCGCTGGATGGAACAACTTGAAGACTGGCGCAAAGCCAATGGTCGAGAACCGGTGGGATGCCGTCTCATCATCGTCAATACGAATCTCTTAGCAGAAGCAGCCCCGACCGCAGAGTACGTCTTCCAGGACGCATCGATATCATGCGCCCCGCCTATGGATTGGATTTCCATCGAGGTGGGAGGGCCCGACGTGTGGGGAGCAGTGATAGGACGCCGGATCCTGCGCGACTACTGCACGTGGCGACAAGTGGAGGATTGCCCACACGTGCGGACATGCGACCACACCCTGACGCGATGCCGGGAAATCGCCGCCTCACTCGATCCGGGCCGGAACGAATTATTCGGCGGAGTGCCCTTCTGCGGCAAAGGAGCACACTATGTGCTTTAGCCTGACCGAACTCTACACTGCACGTTACGCGAAGGGAGGGCGTGGAGAACTGGATCCCGCAACAGGGACGCCTCGCTTCGACTGTTGGGGACTCGTAATGGCAACCCACCGCTTATTCGGGGTCGAGCTGCCGGACTTCCATCATGACCCTGAGCAGCTACTTGCCATCGCGCGTGAATTCAGGGCCCAACGCGAACGGAGAATATGGGTCCACCTTGGTAGCCCGGTCATCCCGTGCATTGTCGCGCTACGCCATGATGCACGAGCCGTCCGCGCTGTTAACCATTTTGCGACGTACATCGGCAGAGGGCGCTTCGTTCACATTCTCAATGAAGCTGGTGTCCACACCTCAACCGTGACCGAAGCACCGTATGCGTCTCGCGTGGCAGGGT